ACCTGCAAAGCTACTTGCCTTGCTACCATGGGTGCCAGTGTTCTGCCAGCTGCTAGCAGAGCAGGTATGAATTCGTTTAACAACATGCCCTTTATATAAACTGATTCATCAGTTATTCCTCTTAGATACGTATTTACATCATCCGGGTTAATACCAAATTTTTTAGCAATAGTTGTTTTCTTAGATGCCATCTCTGGATCTGTGTCAGGTTTTCTATTAGACATAAAATCTTTAACATCTGGATCATTTCTAAGTTTAGAAATTAAGTCTGATGAAATTGTCTTTGCAGGTGTAGCTGAAGAAGTAGTTGCTGTAGAAGAAGGTGTATTACCGTATGTATAATCTAAATAACTATTAAATTGTTGAGGTGTAAATCCAAGCTTCTTTGCTCTTTCTATTGCTTTGGGATCGGATTTAAGCTTATTGCCAAGAGCAGGTCCTCTTGATCCTGTACTTCTAGCTAAATTACTTAATTCAGGATCGTTATTGAGCGTTTCCAGTGTTTCATGATCATCCTCAGGATTACTAGAAGGTGTTGTTGTAGTAGTTGTTGCAGGTGTCTTGTTGATTACCGGTGGTTGCTGTTGGGGTTGCTGTTGACCTGCCACAGCAAGACCTTGTGATCCCATAGATGTACTAACTGTGGGCGCTGCAGCTGCTTTTTGAATTGTAATGTCAGGTATATCTATACCGTATTTTTGTTTTAAAATTGATTTGGCAACAGCAGGACCAACTTCTTTTACTATAGGGGCAATTAGCGATATTAACCCCTTTGCAGCTGCGCCTGCACCAGAAGCTAAAGCACTTGCAGCTTGTGGATTACGTTTTAAGAATGAGCCTGCTTTATTAGCTAAAAGAGCTCCACCTCCTAAAGCTGCAGCAGTACCTAATACTTTACCTAAGCCAGCCTCGTTTATCTGCTCCTTGCTCATGATGTTCTTAGAAATGTAAAAAAGGAAATAATTTGTTCCTTAAGATATGTTTGAACTTCTTTTGCTGGAAGATTCTTAATGGCTTTTTCTAAGCCTTCATAAACTTCTTCTAAAGCACCATTCATATCTAAAACAAATTGTTTACTTTCGAGAATACCGTTAACAAAAGCTTTTGGACACGATGGATCAGCAACACAGTCAACCGCTACTAATCTCATATCAGTAACACGATTGACACCACCGGTACCTTCATTTAATTTACCAAGTGCGCGGCTAGACATACCAACCTTAACACCGTCATTAATTAATGAACGAACAATTTGACCCATAGGCGTAGATAATACTTGTGACTTGCCTATTACAAGATTACCTTCCATTCTCATGTTATTAACAATATGACACGCTCTCTCAAGATTAACCTCAGCTGATGTAGGGTGGTTTAATTCTCCCATGGCTCTTTTTGTATTAACCATCTCTGTAACATAACGGTTGACTTCTTTTTCCATGTCATCTCGTGAATAAATTCGTTGGTTCTTATTAACTGTCTCACACATCATGTACGGTCCCTGAATATAAAGTCTTGCTGGTTCTTTAGAATTCTTTTCTTCTAAAATGTATTCAAATTGCTCTTCAGGAGCCGGTGTTTCAACTAATAAGCGTAAAGCCATAATATTATTTATTACTTTAATACCAAATTATCTTAATCCTAGCTCTTTCTCTGTTAATATTAGAAATTTATAATTCCTTTGTTCACACCACTTTTTAGCAGCATTCCATTTAGCCATGTTCTGTATATACCTCTTATTCTCATAAATTAACGTGCTATTTTTTTTTCTCCCCGTTGTTGGTTGCTTCAATTGATCACTTGGTTTTATCTCAATAATATACTTGTTTATTCCATTAGTTTCACGGATTACTACAACGCCGTCTGTATAATATCTATGCCCTTTACCGTCAATAGGGTTAACATAAGGTATAATAATTGCTTCTGAGGCCCATTCTAATACATTTGTATTCTCATCGCACCATCTAAAGAATCTTAATTCCCATCCTGAACGATATACTGGAGGTGTTCTTCCTACATATTTAGATGAATTTTTTGGTTTAAACAAACCTTGTCTAAATTTATTATTGCCGTTAAGAGGTATCATCCTACAAAGAATGAAGGCGGTGCTGCATCACCTAATCCAGGCGCGCCTTCGTAAAGCTTCTGTTCAAGCTTTTCTTTTTCATTTAATCCCTGTGAAAGAAGATCGTTATAATTAATTTGACCACCACCGAAAAGCGTTGTACCAGTATATTTACCTCTTACATTACCAATTGATATTTTACTTAAAGCAAGAGCATATTGATATACCCATTGCTCTTTAATTAAGTCTCTTAATGGTCTTTCAACATAACAATTTACTACTCCATAGAATCTACTTCCAGAACCCGGTGTACGGGGTGGTGGATAAAACTGCATATATTGCGTTCTGTCATTAAAAGATATTGATCTCTTTTGGGCTAATAATTTTTCTCTAACTTCAAGCCAGTTCTTTAAGGTATACCAACTAATTAAATCAAATCCATAATTACCCATTGCGTAGCTAAAGTATGTTTGCTGAGCTAATGTCTGCTCAATTGTAAAGAGTGTATTAACTCCTGTAGTAGATCCTTCTTCAAAGTCTACAATATCTATAACTTTTCTATAATCCATAACATCATAGTCAAAACTATTAATATAATTTGTCTGACTGTTTTGCGATGCTGCAAAATAATTACCTAGAACACCATTGTAATTAATAACACTTAGATAAGCTGATGTTGTAAGAATTTGATTTTCGAAAATACCTGAACTATATGTTGAGGATAAAACTGGAGAAGAACTAAAGGCTGCTGCAGGAATTGTAGATGTTGCAGCATAAACTGTACTTGAAGGAACTATACGCTGATTAAAATAAGGTGTAATAGTGAATAGTGCATCTAATCTTATACCTTTACCGTCTTCGTAGAGATTGGAGTCAAAAATTAGATATTCTTCTGTATAGCCTGCAAATTTTGCGAACATTTCGCATGCAATAGAAATATTTTCAAATAGTTGATCATGATGTAGTTCGAGATTAACTAATGGAGCACCTAGAGAGCGTGTTATCCTATCTGCTAAGCGAGAAAATGAATCTATCTTACTTGTTAGATTCGTGCTTTGAAAAGCAGAAACTGGTGTTATAGCAGAGCAATCCATTTAACTATTTATTGTGGAGCAGCTGCTGCACCACCAGGAGCTCCTGCAGGAAGTTGAGATCCACCGCCGGTAGCTGCAGGAGCAGCTGCTGCTTCACCGCCTGCCTCACCACCGGCTTCTGCTGGCGCGGGGCCAAATTGCGGTGGTAATCTTGAACCGCCTCCACCTGCTCCTCCACCAGCTGCAGCGCCTTCTGCACCTTGACCACCCTGTACTGCACCAACTTCGCGCCAATTAGGACCATTATTGGTAATTTGATCTAACTCCCATAACATCTCTCGATCTTTTCTTAAGAACTCTCTATTAGCCATTAAATCGGTATCAGACCATCCAAGATACTTCTTTTGTGCATATGTTTTGGAGACGAGCTCGCTTTGAGTAATACTATTAAAGTTTTCTGCTTTAAGTTGGAACTTCTGATTCTCTCTTAACTCATAGAAGTTTGTTGGTACATTAAAGAATAACTCAAGCTCCATTTCCTTGAGACTATATTCATCCCAAATCTTTTTTAACTTTAGGTGAGTGATGAACCCGTTCTTTAAGCCTGCTGCAAATCTTTGTTGTTGACGAATAATAAAGCGAGCAAACTTTAATTCATCTCTGAGGATATCAGTACCATCTCTAAATGTGTCTTCAGGATTAAGCCTATTTGTAGGTACTTTGAGCGCTTTATATAGCTTCTTAACAAAGTACATTAAATCGGTAAGTTCACCTAAATTTGATCCACCGGGCAATTGTGTTACTTGGGTTCCTTCGCTGCCAGCACGCTTTGCAAACCAAAAACTATCTAACATTGATTGCGGATTAAATTTTTGCACTGTTGCGCCTTGATCGGCATCATATGTTCTTCTCGACCAATAATTTGTCATTAGTTTACGTAGATAGGCTTCTGCTTTAGGCGGCGCCATATTACCTACATCGACGTTAAAGATCAAACGCTCTGGTGCTCTAACTAAGCGATAAATCACGATAGCATCTTCTATGAGTGATAACTGTCTATAAGCGCGTCGAGCGTTCTCGATGAAAGGTAGACGCACTGTTTTTGTTTCATTCCATATACCTGAATTAATATACGTGACTTGATTTCCATCCATTGGAATAAGCTCTACCTTAGCTACTTTACCAGGATTTTTTGTATCGTAAATATTTTTACGTAGCAAATACCCTCTTATAATTTGGTTTTGTACATTTTCAAAAATGGGATCAATGATGTCAGAGGGAATGCTTACTACACCGAGAATACCTTCTTCGGGGTATTTTTTATGAACAATATGTTCCCAATAAACTTCTGCGTCAACTAAAAGTTGTCTAATATATTCCCAACCTTTATTTTCTAAATCAAAATAACCAATATATTTTTGGAACTCTTTTTTAAGTTTTTCTTTTTGCTCTTCTGAAATTCTAGCTTCTCTAAATCTTAATTTTACTATATCACCGTTATCATCTTTGTTAATAAATTCATCACAAATTTCATCCAAAGCATCTGCAACTTCAGAAAAAGCTGCCATTACTCTATAATCTGTTAACCTACGGCCTTTATCAGGCTGTAAGTTAGCGTACATAAAGTTATGATAATCTTTATTCTGTACAACGTTTGCGTAAAGATCGTCAGTAAAGGTAAGTGATGATGATATGGATTGACGCGCTAATGCCTCTTCTCTCTTTGTACCTTTATCAAAAAATTCCTCGTATTTGGGATTAAGAGTGTTAATTTTATCTTGGATATTAACAGATTGATATGGTAACTTAGAAGATACATACTTCATTAAGTCCCGACCAAATGTAGATTCGCGATTAGGGTCTGCCATATCAGTATTATTTATGATATACTATATAATTAAAAGATCTATATGTTATTCAATTAGTATTGGACATTGGTAATTTGAGGATTTGCAGATATACCTACAAATTCTGTCTCTGTTACTAGGCCTGTAGATAATGGATATGTATAATTTAAAGATGTAAGTGTTTCATAGGTAGTGAGTATAGAGGTAGTATAGAAGTTATTATCAATATAAAATATGTTACCTGTACCACTTTGCGTAGCTTGGAAGAGCCATCCCTTGATAGTAAAAGTGGTATCACCTGTTATTCTATATTTGTCTAGTGCTGTTATTTCAATGGGATAATTGAGACTAATATTACCATCCCATAAAACTTCGCTTCTTATTTCTTGCGAGGTACCATAGCCTGGAAGCACATCATCTGGTACTCTCCAGGAAAGAATAATATAAGGATTATTATAAGGGACAAAATTGGATATAATTTGATCCATGTCTGTTTGAAATTTTGTAATTATGGACATAGAAATAGTAATATTAACAGGCACAGGTGTACGATAGAAATTAGATGTTTTACCTGCATCTGTCTCGCTTGAACCTCTTGTTAAATAAAAACCAGCAAGCTTATTGAAGACTCTACTTTCATCACGACTAACGTTAGTAATATTAATAGCAACAACTGGTACAGTTATGTTCTGCGCTTTATTTACTAAATCATATATTACTCTTTGCTTGGGCGAGTAAACATAACGAACTTGAATATTTGTTTGCGGTACTCTATTTTTATCATAGCGCTTAATAATAATATCATCAAAAGCAGCTACAAACTGGGTAACTAAGTCTTTTACTTCGAAATGAAATGTCTGAGCCTTCACTATTATATTTATTAACAAATGCGATCAATAAAAGACTTAGGAAGCTTATGTTTTGTTCTTTTTAATGCGTTAACTATATTACCATCAAGAATATATGTTGTAGAGAAGTCATTTTTACTTCTAGTAGCTCTACCGCATGCCTGGACTAATGCATTTAACATCTTATTTTCATACCAATCTTTATCTGTATCAAAAAGTTTTTTAATGTGTTTTGAGGAAAGCGGGGGATAGGGTAGCTTAATAATAATCTGAAACCTTGCTAAACTATCCTTGAGATCCACACCAAACGAAAGAGAAGGAGAGACGAGGATAGTTGGAAAATCTGTCTCATAATGTTCCTTCAGTATCGCTTCATTATTAGCCGTTTCATCACGAAATAGAAAGCGCTTATTACCTTCAAGCTTTGCTTTAATAAAATTTGTTATATCTTTTGAATGAGTATGTATAATACCCTTTTCATTCTTATGATGATCAATAATTGTCTTTATTTGCTCACATATTGCAGGTAACGTATTTGTTAAATTTTTATAATTAAGTTTGTTCTGTGAAGAAACGTATATCGGCGATTTCTCGGGATTAAAATCGCTCTCAACTTCTACATATTCGTAATCAGTAATACCAAGCGTCTTTGCAAAATTCTTGTGATCAATAATTGTAGCAGACATTAGCAAGACATTATCAGCATGATTAAAAATAAATTTAGTAAGTTTGTCAGCGCGCAAAGGTGTCAATAATACCTTCTTAATATCTTTATCAATAATGTATTCACAATCTCGCCATAGGGTGTCGACAGTAGTTAATGAATTATGTGCGTTCTTAAGATATTGTAATTTTATCTTTTCAGGTTGTGATAATGTTCTGTGTTTTTTATTTACACGGTTTATTAAAGTATTAATTTGTTCACTTATTTGAAATATATTTTCGCATAACCATGTACGTACTTTATCTTTACTATCAGTAATCAATGTTTTACAATCAACACCATAGGCTCTCAATCGATCATAGTTTATTTCTGCAGAGTATTGTTTAATTAGTTCATCTTCCAGCTCTGATGCTTCATCACAAATAATAAAGTTTTTTCGCTTAACATGACTTGGCAGTGCAAGAAACATTTTATAATTTAAAACTGCAAATCTAGATAGTAGCGCGCTATTACGCGCGTTATAATATGGGCACCGATTTTTCTCCCAACACTCATCTCTTATCTTCGGAACCAATACACATGGTGCGGTTTCAACATCAAAGTGAGGGTCAACATCACATATATAATTAGATTTACCTTTAAGGATGTCTGTATCAGGAAATAGTTTTAAGTATTGATCTTGTAGTGATTTTGTAATAGTAAGAGCAAATGTACCAAACGGAGGCTGCGATAGACAATCAATCTCGCTAATGTAGTTACCAGCAAAATCTTGTTTATAGGCAGAATAACTTTGAATACTTTCTTTAAATTTATCTGTCGCAGGAGAGCTAATACCTGCGAGTGTTTTAGCTAAAAAGCTTTTACCAGTCCCTGTTGGCGCGCAGCAAATGACAAATTTTTTACCTTTATTAAAAGCCCTTTCAACTCCTTTAATAAGCTTTATCTGTTGATCGCTTGGACTATATTCCTGAGGAAAATGTGAGAGGTATCTACTAAACACAAGATATATTATAATATCTTTTTATCTAAGTTAAAGCACTGTTATTGTTATTTTTTTATTTAAATATTTTGACGGCTTAACTGTAGAGACTTTTGCCACGCATGGCTCAATTTGGCTATTATTTTTTACAAAAGAAGAGATAGAATAATCAAATACAATCTCTTTTTGTTTGTGTATAAACCCAAAAGGATATGGTATTTCGAAAATAATTTTTTTATTGTTTTTTTCTTGACATATTAAAGTAAAAGTACAATAAAAATCTTTTATACTAAATAGAATAAGTTTTCCTCGTTTTAAAATTTTATTCTCTAAAGCAAAACATAGATTGTTCTGTAAGAAGTTATTGACAGATCTTTCAATATTTTCAATTGATGTCATGAATTCATAAACCTTAATTTTTCTTGAGGTGACATTAGAGCTAAGCGTTCATTAAAGTATTTCCAAAATGATTTATTAGCAGGGATAACGCTTATTAAATCACAAGCAGTCATATTAACACAACGATAGTCTTGCATAAAAATATCCCAAGTGATTACAAGATTCTTTATATTGGGA